ATCATCTTGGTGTCAGCCTTGCCGCCGCGCATCATCTTCTTGGCTGCGCCGCCACGCTTCATCGCGCGAGGTTTCATTGCCATCGGTCAGTCTCCTCTTACGGTTGACGACAAGCTCTTCATACTCGTCGCGGGGATATGCGGAATAATAGCCCAATGCCTCCAACCTGTCACTAGCAGCAACAACTGCCCTCAAGTCCTGTATGAAGACCATGCAGTACTCATACGGGTTGGCGCTCTCCCAGTCGTTGTCTGTCAGGAAGTCTATCTCTGCATCCTCAGCCCCATAGTCTGGGTGGAACTGCATGCAGTGGAGGGATGGGTGAATTGTGTTCAGCTCCTCGGTGAATGAGCTGAGGTCATCTAGGTCGGGGATGTCGTATGTGCCGACGACGATGAGTTCCTTATCGAACTCGTAAAATTCATGGCAATACTTGGCCACATCTTCCTCGAAGTTATCGGATTCAATAACGAGGACTTTGTTCTCCCGCCACGCCTTGCGGGCGTATGGACAGGGTGGCATGCCGCCTAGATGTGGGCTGGGTGCCTCAAGAACTTCGCGGGACCAGCTGCGGAGGTCCGCTTCAATTGCGGTAACCACCGCCAGCGTCCTTGTATTTCTTGGCCAGCATCTGTGCTTTGCGGGCTGACCATTGACCGGGCTTGCCACCCTTACCGCCAGCCTTGATCTCATTGAAGATGCGCTTGCGCATCTCTGGCTTGGTGTAGTTACCGGCCTCATTGACGCGGCTCTTGGCCTTACCGCCCTCTTTCATCCTCGATGTGCTGCGGCCACCAGTGCCGTCATCGATGTTCTTCGCCCCGCGAATAATGGCGAGATCGGCAATGTCATTGCCGGTAGAGACAAACCCACCAGCAGACTTCTTGTCTGCTCCCTTGTAACCAGAGGCATATGCAGCAGCGGCCTGACGCTCAGCGCCAGCACGGGTCTTGTAGACCTTGCCGCTGCTACCCCACTTGTAGCCCCCAGATACTTTGCGAATTGGCATTACCGCATTGTCCCCTTGGTCTTGCCGCGCTGGCAGATGCCGTCACCACGGACCTTGCCGCCGCGCTTCATGCCGCGTGTGGGCAGCGTGGGGCGCTCCACAGGGCCAGATGGCATTGTCGATTGGGTTTCCTCAGCCTCATCTTCGCTGCGGCCCCTGCGGCCAAAGGCCATCGCCAGTGGAGAGAGGCGGAGCATGCCCTCAGGCCTGCCGCTCTTCAGGCTCTTAGCCACCGCAACAGCCGGACTAAGGTTGGCAATGCCGCCCTCTTTAATTGCAGCGCCCATCAGGCCACCAAGTGCCTTACGCTTTGCAGGCTTCTTCTTCATTTTGTTCCCCGTCAATTGAGACGCCATCTGAGCGCGTGAGATTGTCATGTCAGCAGTTCCACGCCCGGAGGCTCTTGTTGATGCGGCTGTTCGGATCGCGCTTTGTCTTTTCGCTGGTGAGCTTCTTCTTCATGCCAGTCATTCTGGCACAGAAGCTCTTACGGCGAGCGGCGTCCTTCTCGGTCTTCGGCTTGGGTGCCGGAGGCTTAAGGTTCATCCCCTGCTTCTTGGCCGACGCACGGCCCTTGGCATTCAACCCACCCTTGGGGTTCTTGCCTTCCTTGCGCGTCCATGCAGGAGACTTGGCCATCTCTTACCTCACTTAACAAAGCGTTCCATCATTCGATCAAGCTTCTCGTCCAGCCGCTTGAGCTGGTCCATGACTCTCGACATGTCTGCGTGGACCGTTGTCTTGGTCACATAGTCACGAGCAACTTCCTCGCGGGTGCGATTGAGCAAGATGTTGAGACGCTGAACCTCTGCCCACATTGTGCGAGCAAACCACCCGACCAGAGCCAAGGCTCCGGTCAGGGCTGCATTCCAAAGCATCAGCTCCATGCTCATCTCTCAGCTGTAGAAGAACGTCATTGCGGTGATGTTCGTCGCCACAGTGATTGTTACGCCAGTCTGGAAGCGAACCCCGTTGTCAGGAATGTTCACAGAGTGTGAGTCATTCGCGAGGAAGTCCAGATCGAGAGATACAGCTGTCGCCGTGCCGTCCTTAAGCGTCAGGCGACCGGGGCCACCTGTCGATGTCAGGACTTGAATCTGGCGAACGCGAGCAGGCCCCACACCAAGGGAGCCTGTTGCCGTCATCCGCTTTGTCTGGATATCAGAGATAGCCATGGACTATTCTCCTATCAGGAAGGTGTTACGGCGTTGGTTCCGTCTGCATCAACCCAAGTCGAGGCCGCGAGCGCGCCAGTTGCAATCTTCAGCTTGCTATTGGTAACCTCAAACACAATGCTGCCAGCTGCTTTGTTTGCAGTGTTTACTGCATTTGCAACATCAGCAAGTCCAGTTGCGGTGATGGTAGGAAGCTGCAGATAGCTGGTAACTGCGCCGCCGGTGACAGCGCCAACAAAGCCATTGGTCGAAGTTACCGGGCCGGAAAAAGTAGTAGAAGCCATTGCATTACCTCATGCACAAGGTTTTGCCGTACAGTCTGTGCATCGTCAGGTGGGTGATCCTGTCTGCACGGCTCAGTGTGAAACCCACCCTCAGATTACATGAGCATGCTGCAAAAAGAAAGGCCCCCGGAGGGGCCTTCCATAAGTGCTATTGCACTTTTCTCATGCACCGGCGGAGCCGTACATGCCGAGCGGATCGGACACGCCGAACGAGTAACGCTCACGCGCCTTGTAGCGCACGTTGCCCGTGTCGAAGTCGCCGTCCATCGAGGTCGCCATGGCGGTACGCACAAAGTGCTTCATGCCGTTGGGGACATCGGTGGTCAGGAACCATGCGTCCGTGTCGGTCAGGTAGTGGTTGACACGGAAGCCTTCCGGAATCGAGCCGTTGTTCCGGATGGCGTTGATGTCGTTGTCGGCGGTGCCGACGCGCAGTTCCGTCTGCAGGAGACGGGTTGCAACGAACATCAGTGCCGGGGGAACGATCAGCTTGCGCGGACGGGCTGCGATCAGAAGACCGCGTTCGTCCGTGAAGGCCGCAATGTCGATCACTGCCTGCTCAAGCGAGGTCTCGTTCAAGTCAGCAGCAACACCCGGTACGTTTGCGTTCACACCGCCACCGACAGTGGGGTGAGATGCGTTGAACAGGGTGACGCCGTCGCCGGACTGGAACGTGGTGAAACCAGTGTTGAGCAGCGATGCTGCCTTGACCTGCTTCGTGTACGCCATGGCACGAGCGAGTGCCTTGGTGTAGCGAGCCGAGAGCGAGTCGTACAGGTTGTCTTCCATCGCCTCTTCGGTGATGGAGAAGCCCATAGCCACGGTCTCGTGGTTATAGCGAGCGGTGAACGATTCCTGCGCATTATCGTAGGAAACCGCTGCACCTTCCGCTTTAACCGGAGCAGCTCCGAAGCCAGACAGCTTTACCTCTTCCTCAAAGCTGCGCTCCGAGGTTTCGGTTTCGTAAATCTCAGCATGCTCGTTCTCGTAGGAGGAGTACTCCAGACCGAACAAGGCATTGAGACCGGGAAGAAGCTCTTTAAGGAGCTGGGCGCGCGAAATAGCCATACCTAATTCTCCTTATAGGCCAACGTTGTTGGTCATCTGATGAGCGCCCGGATTGAACTTCACGAGTACATCCGGAAACGCGTCACTTGCAGGCGACACATGAGCAACGATGCGGAATGCAGCCGCTGCGGTTTGCACGGTGGCGTCCAGAGCCGAGGTCGAGTTACCCGTCGCGGTCGAACCGGTCGAGGTGGACTGAGCTGCAGCAAAGAACGTGTTGGTGCCGATGACTGTCTGAGCGCCCGCGCCGTCCAGCTGTGCTTGGAACAGGACATTGGGGTCGTCAACGACATAGGCCTTGATGGTGCCACCGTTGGCAGTACCAGAGGGGTAGTATTGTGCCTGAACGAGTTGCCCCGAAGAGTTCACATACTCACAACCAACGAAGACGCCGATAGCGCCGACGCCAGTGGTGCCGCTGATGCTGTTGGTGGTCAGGTCAGCGCCAGTGCCAGTGGCAAGGGCGATGTAACCATCCGCACCGATGATGACGACTTGGCCGTAGAAGAGGTTTGTTGCCTCGCCTGCGGGGTCGATCAGGTACTGAGACGTTGCTCCGGCATAAGGCATGCCGTCAGCACGTTTTACGGGCTTAAGCCCATAGGGAGCGGCAGTAGTTGCCATATCACTTCTCCTATAAGGACAGGTTCATGGCAAATGAGTTATTTCACTTGCCAAACGAAGTGCGCGTGGAACGCTCGCTCCGAAGAACGGGCATACGCGGGTCGGACTGACGCATG